TAGTGAATCTTGGATCCATTCGTGACTATCTTCAAGCCGAAGACTATTCAGTTGAGTTGATCGAAGGCAACCGAGCGAAGGTTGTGTTCCAACGAGCTGGCGGTGAGATATCAAAGAAAAAGAAATGCACTGCTGGAATGAGATTAGTCGGAAACCGTTGTGTTCCTCAATCAGGTTCTCAGAAGTCCAAAATGAAACAACAGGGTATCAAACTCAAACGGGCTAAAAGGGCCATGGGTGCTGGTGCAAAGAAGAAAGCTTCAATCAAAGCCAGAACCACGAAGAAGCGCGTGAGTTCAAGATCAAGGAACTATTCAGGAACTTAATATGTCAAAACAAATAATTGCAAAACAAATAGGCCGCAACGGTTCGTCGTCTCATGGCCACGTTACTTGGCATGTGTCTGGAACCAACGAAAGCTTGCTTGTCACTGATCACCAGTTCGCATACACGTATGACGGCACAACCGCGTCAACTGTTCAGTTCACACCGACATCAATCGAAATCGTGATGAACACTGGAACTTCTTCGTGCTTCATCAACGGTCAAGAATACGGAACCGGAAGATGGGACCTTGCCTCAATGGCAGCGATTCCAACGATCACCGTCCCCGTTATCACATTCACCACCGCTGGCGCAACCGCGAACATGATCGTGACATTACGCGGAACGAGTGCCGAAATATGAAACTGATCAAAGAAAACATCACGTTCAATGATATTGAAGTTCTGACTGAAGGGTCTGGTGCTGATAAGCGTCTTCACATCAAAGGGCCATTTCTTCAAGCAGAAAAAGTCAACCGCAACAATCGTGTTTATCCTCAGGGAATCATGGACAAAGCGGTCAATAAATACATCAAAGAATACGTTAACAAAAACAGAGCTTTGGGTGAACTGAATCATCCGGCTGAACCAATCGTGAATCCAGAACGTGCAGCGATCATGACCACCTCACTTAAAAAGAATGGCGTGTTTTATGAAGGTATCGCGAAGGTTCTGACAACTCCAATGGGGAAGATCGTGCAAAATCTTCTTGATGACGGGGTGACAATCGGTGTTTCTTCACGGGGCTTGGGTTCGCTCAAGCAACACAACGAAGGATATAATGAAGTTCAAAGCGATTTTATCATCACGACCGCTGCTGACGTTGTGTTTGATCCATCGGCTCAGACTGCGTTCGTTGAGGGGATCATGGAAGAATCAGAATGGATTTACGAATCCGGAATGTTCCGACATATCGAACTTCACGAGCAACGTGACATCATCAACAACACCAAGAAGAGACATCTTCAAGAAGCAAAACTCAGATTGTGGAAAAAGTTGTGTCATGAGTTAAGTATCTAGTAAATAACCAAAGAGTGAGATATTCTTAGGAATAACTAACATCACAAAAAATTTAAATGTTCAAGTATTTCCAAGAATATTAAACCATAAATAAGTCACCAGGAGCAAACACAATGCCAAACAGTCTACTAAACGTCATCGAAGATCTTCTTGAAGCGGATATGACAAAGAAAGATGTGGTTAAGAACCCACAAGAAAAAGAAATCAAATCAGAAATCAGTGAAGAAGACGATGAGGTTGAAGTTGATGAAGAAATCAAAGCCAACGCCGCCAACGCCAAAAACCTTTCTGATTCGAAAAAGAAAAACGGAAGTACGGTAAAGCCTACTTCGGGAAATGAATCCCCGACTGCCGAGCCAGACGTTTCATCAGGCCCAGACGCCGCAATGAAAGACGAAGGTGGTGACAAGCACGGAAACGGCGATTCAACATCAGCTGAGACACAAGGTGTTGTCGGTGGTCCTGATAGCGGCCCTGTCCTTGACGGCGGCGCTGACAAAGACGTTGGTCATGACCCAAAGAAAAAGGGTAAGTATGCTTCTGACGCTTCTGGTGATGTTCAAGCTGACAAGCCAATCAAAGAAGGCCAAGACATGACTGTTCAGAAGAACACGAATGATCAACATCTTCCAGACGGCGAAAAAGAAACACTTGGTTTGAATGCCAAAGCTGATGGCCCTGCTGCAATCGATTCGAAAGAAAAGATCGGCGAAAAGAGTCTTGACAAAAAACTTGACAAAGACGGTGACGGCGATCACGACATGGAAGACCATGCAACTGAAGACGATGACGACCTGTCTGAAGACTTCAAAGAGAAAGCCCAAATCATCTTCGAAACGGCTGTTAACGAGAAAGTAAATAATGCACGTGAAGAGCTTCGCGAAGAGTATGCATCTCTTCTTTCTGAAGCACTTGGTGAAGCAAACACCCAGATCGACGCATATGTTGATGTTGCCGTGAAAGAATGGCTTTCCGAAAACGCACTTGAAGTGAAGTATAGCCTTCGCACCGAGATTGCAGAAAACTTCATCCGTGGAATGAAAACTTTGTTCCAAGAAAACTACATTGATATCCCTGATGACGAAGTGTCAGTTGTTGACGAACTTACTGAAGCAGTGGAATCATTGAAAGAGCAGCTTGAAGAGCAAGAGCAACTTGTTGAGAGTTCTCAGAAAGAAATCCTAGTCATGAGAAAAGATTCTGTTGTTGAAGATCTTTCCCAAGGACTAACAGTAACACAATCACTGAAGCTTGAAAAAATGTCTGAGAATGTTGAATCTCAAAACGTTGAAGAGTTCAGATACAAGATGGAAAAGTTGAAGGAAGCGCATTTTGTTGATGTTGCTGATGACACTTTCTCATTGAATGAAGAAATTTTAACCGAACAACAAAACGTGAGTGATGAATCTGACGTGTCGTTTTATGCCAACTTTCTGGGAAAGACAGTTAGGTAGCTCTTAGGAGCGTCCCTCTAAGAAAATGAATTTGCACCACCAATAAGAAAAGATTTTTTAAATAATTGACAATCTAGGAGAAACACAAAATGTCAACTGATACTTTAATGGAGAAATGGTCTCCGGTAATTAACCACGACGACCTTCCAACAATCCAAGAGCGTGACAAACGCGCTGTTGTAGCTCAAGTACTTGAGAACACAGAAAATGCACTTCACGAAGAAGCAATGCTTTCAGAAGCATCTCTTTCAGGCGCAGGTTTCGGTGGATCATTCTCTGGTTCCGGCACCAACTCAACAATCAACGCAACTGGCCGCGCTGGCTATGATCCAATCATAATCAGTCTTGTTCGTCGCGCTATGCCACAAATGATGGCTTTCGACCTTTGCGGCGTTCAGCCAATGTCAGCCCCTACTGGCTTGATTTTTGCTCTTCGCGCTCGATATGGCGATGGTCAAGATCCTGCTGCTGCTGAAGCGTTCTATCAAGAAGCATTCCCGAACTACTCAGGTACTTCTCGTTCAAACGCTGCCGATGCCGCAAACCCTGGAACTCACTCTGCTGACGTTTCTGGTGTTGATGCAAACGATCCGTTCGCTGTTCACCGCGCTGATAACCTTGGCCGTGGCACTGATGGCGGAACAGAGACTTTCGCTAACAACCCATTCTCAAGCACTGCTGGTTCGGCTGCTGATGCAACTGCATACAACCCGACTATGGCTGCTGGAACAAGCCCATATGGCATGACCACTCGTGAAGGCGAAGGTGATAACTTCCGTGAAATGTCATTCACAATCGAACGCACCTCTGTTGAAGCGAAGACTCGCGCATTGAAGTCTGAGTACACAATGGAATTGGTTCAAGATCTGAAAGCCGTTCACGGTTTGGATGCTGAAGCTGAATTGTCAAACATTCTTTCAACAGAAATCCTTGCAGAAATGAACCGCGAAGTAGTTCGCACCATGATCTCTCAAGCGAAACTAGGTGGTCAAGGTTTGACTACTAACGGTATCTTCGACTTGGTTGCTGACGGTCAAGGTCGTTGGTCTGTTGAGCGTCAAAAAGGCTTGATGATGCACATCGAAAAAGAAGCTAACCAAATCGCGTTCGAAACTCGTCGTGGCAAAGGTAACTTCATCTTATGTTCTGCAAACGTTGCTTCTGCGTTGACAATGGCTGGTCTTCTTGACTACAGCTCAGGTCTTCAGGACAACTTGAACGTTGACACCACTTCTGGTGTGTTCGCTGGAACATTGAACGGTCGCACAAAGGTTTACATTGACCCATACGCAACCGCTGGTGACTACATCGTTGTTGGCTATAAAGGCACAAACAACATGGACGCCGGAATGTTCTACTGCCCATACGTTCCATTGCAAATGGTTCGCGCGGTTCAATCAGACACGTTCCAACCTAAGATCGGCTTCAAGACTCGTTACGGTATGGTTTCAAACCCATTCGCAGACGGAAAAGGAATCGCGGCTAACAACAATGGTGGCTTGATCGCTCCAAACGAAAACGTTTACTACCGCAAGATCAAAATCGAAAACTTATAATCATCGGCTTCGGCCTGATTCAAGATTTCACAGGAGGCCTTCGGGCCTCTTTTTTTGTTACAAACTTTCTCGGAATAAATCGGAATAGTACTACCCTTTTACTCAGAAGTACGGTATAATAGTTTTATTGAATCGAAACACAAATGAGAAAAGAATATGAAAAACCTACAAGTAATCGCTGGACAAACAATCAAAACTAAAGACTTCGGTCATTTGGAATCAGACTACATCATCGGGACTGTTGACCGCGTGTCATGCACTGGAGAGATCTTCGGAACCGTGATCAAGCGTGTGATGGACAACGAAGACGTTACGGGAAAATATGATGACGGTTCGTTCAGCACAGTTCAAAACGGCTCATCGTTTATGGATGACGCGATGGGTGACCGAATCTCAATCGAAGATTAAAGAGGATCTCTTGATGAGTTCTCTCGCTACCCCTGATGATGGCCTCAATACGGGAATAAACGCCATATTCGGGTTTAATCACCTCTGGAGTTCCTGACAGGGCTGAGTATAAACATGAGTGAAAAGTTTAAAGCGTCTTAATGTTGAACTCTCATGAGCATAAATAGCGTATGGCTAAATTAACAAAAACATTTAATGACGTAATCAATAAGCAGGTGGAGCTCAGTTTCACTCCGGCTCAGAACTTCTTTATGTCAATCGATAATCTTCCTGCTGTTCAGTTCACTGTTCAACAGATCCAGATCCCTCCAGTCAACGGCGGTGAAGCTGCTGTGAGTAATCGAATGAATCCAGGAAAATCTTATGTTCCAGGAGAATCACTTGACTATTCAACACTGGATGTCACGTTCCTTCTCGACAAAGAGTTCAAGGCGTACAGGAGTATTCTCGCTTGGATCAAGGGGATCAACTCAGCCGATGACACGAGTCAGATTCAGGGATGGACTGGGGACTTGAATGGGAATATGGATTACTCGAAGACGATGTCGAATATTACGGTGTTCGGTGCGGATGCAGGTATGAACCCACTTTATCATTGGGACTTCAAAGGCGCGTTTCCAGTGTCATTGGATGGCCCTCAGTTTGATTCGACTCAGCCAGATATTGAATATATCAGTGCAACAGTGAGTTTCAGGTATTCTTACTTCGAACATCAGACATACACGGCTGGTGTTGCCAATGATGACATAATTTAATTTTGAGGGTTTACACTTCAAAGGCAACCCCACAGGGGTTGAACACACAGTGTTCCTATTACCTCACTTACTCATATTAACCACATTAGCCTTAACACTATTTAGCGGGGGCTGATGAGTTTGAAGGGAGTAACTCTACTATAGTCTTTAAAGTCGTTTT